TCGGTTCTAATTGGGCGGCAACCCCAGAGCTACTCGGTGAGGATTCCTGGTTGGTAGACGGACAACCGTTCTGGGACGAAGCACAATCTACCTTCTTCCAGATTCCGCTAATACCTTCCCTTGTAAGTGCCTTAGAACAGGCATACGAAGCCGATAGAGGGGTTTCTACGGCAAGCGTGGACTTCGCTAAGCAATTCGAAGTCGAAGCCGTCTACGAGCATTATTGGAAGCCGTTTCTAGCCGAGAACCTATGAAGCTAATTGTTCCGGTTCTAAATCGCTACGACCTTCTACAAAGAATGGTTAGCTCGATTGACCACCCGCTAGACCTACTTATCTTGGACAACGGCGACGGGCTAAAGTCGCTACAAGTTCCGCCGTGGGTGGACGCTAGGGTCTTGCACCTGCCAACGAATCAAGGCGTAGCGGGGAGCTGGAATCTTGGTATCAAATTGCTACCGTTCGAGTCAGTTTGGTTCTTTAGTTCGGCGGACACCGAATACAGACCAGGCGCACTCGCTAACTTGGCGAAAGCCAAACCAACCGAAATAACCCTATGCAAGTCGTTCCCGCATTGGCAGACGTTCGCGATCGGGGAAGAAGTCGTCAGACAGATTGGGCTATTTGACGAAAACCTATTCCCAATTTACTTCGAGGACAACGACTACACGAAGCGGGCCAAGCTCGCCGGTATTCCGATAACCTACGCCGACATAGACGTTCACCACGACAATAGCTCGACAATCGCAAGCGACGCTAATTATGCACGGGAGAACACTAGGACTTATACAAACAACCAGGACTATTTCGAAGCCAAGACCGACGGCTTGTGGAATTGGTCGCTTGATAGGAGAAGGAATAACTATTGGCAAAAGTAATCATTACGGGCGTAGCAGGGTTCTTAGGCTCGCACCTAGCAGATAGATTTCTAAAAGAAGGCTGGGAAGTCGTAGGGGTCGATTCCTTCATTGGCGGTTACATGGATAACGTTCCAGACGGGATTACCTTCGCCAAGCTAGACCTAGTAACCGACACTGAGTTTCTAGGTGAAATCACCGGAGGCTCAGACCTATTTATCCATGCCGCTTGCACCGCCTACGAAGGGCTATCAGTATTCTCGCCTAGCCTGGTAGTCGCCAACACCGCACAAGCGACAACTAATTGCCTGGTGGCAGCGGTGAACGCGAAGGTAAATAAATTTGTCTATCTTTCGTCTATGGCTCGCTACGGCGATCACGGCGGAAAGCTATTCACCGAAGACATGGAAACCAGACCCCAAGACCCCTACGGAATTGCTAAGGTTGCGAGCGAACAGCTAGTAGAGAACATCTGCGATACCCAGGGAATAGATTGGGTTATCTTGGTTCCTCACAACATCATCGGGCCACGCCAGAAGTTCGACGATCCGTTCCGCAACGTAGCGTCGATTATGACTAACCGAATGTTGCAGGGCAAGCAACCAATTATCTATGGCGACGGAACGCAACAACGTTGCTTTAGCTTCGTGCAGGACGTAGTAGAACCCTTGTTTACCGCTTGCCAGAAACCCGAAGCCGTTAGGCAGGTAATCAACGTAGGGCCAGACGAAGAACCTATTTCTATAAACCAACTAGCCCAAACCCTAGCGGAGATTATCGTTTTCGAGCTAGACCCTATCTACATCACCGGAAGACCGCAGGAAGTAAAAATCGCCCTATGCTCGTCGGACAAGGCGCGCGACTTACTCGGCTATCAGACGGGAACCAATCTTCGCAACGGCCTACAAGAGCTAGTCGATTACATCGTGGACAAAGGCCCGCGGGAGTTTGACTACCACTTACCGATCGAGATAGAGAACGATAAGACCCCTGCAACTTGGAAGCAAAAACTTATCTAGCGGTAGAATAAAAGCATGGCAATCACACAAGGCTACGCGACGCTCGCACAAGTTAAGGCCGGACTAAGAATCACGGATTCCGTGGACGACTCCCTATTGGAGATGGCCGTAGAGTCCGCTTCCCGCGCGATGGATTCCTACTGCAACCGCGTCTTTTACTCGACCGGAACCGCGGTAGTTCGTTACTACTCACCACGCGATTCTTACCTATGCGACATCGACGACCTGGTATCGCTAACTTCGCTCTACACAAACAGCGACGAAACGCAGTCCAGCTATAACATTCAATGGACATCCGAGGACTACCAGCTAGAGCCGCTAAACGGTTTGGCAGACTCGCAGCCGACCCCTTATACCCGTATCCGTGCGATCGGTGATTACACCTTCCAGACCCTAGACGGCGAAGCAAGCGTAAAGGTTACGGGCGTATTCGGTTACAGCGCGGTTCCTATTGCCGTTACCCAAGCAACCGTTATCCAGGCTTCGCGTATTTACAAGCGACTAGATAGCCCGCTAGGAATTATCTCTGGCGAGCTTGGCACTATGCGCGTAGGCACTCGCCTAGACCCAGACGTGGCGCAACTAGTAGACGGCTTCCGTAAAGTGAGAATGGCCTAATGGCAGACATTCAACAACTGCGAACCGGTATTGCTAACAACCTAGCAACCATCACCGGCCTACGCACTTCGGTAGACATTCCAGATAACCCGAACCCACCGGTCGCAATCGTTCAGCTTGTCCGTGTCGAGTATCACCAAGACTTCAAGAACGGCATGGCGGAATACACTTTTGCCGTCCAGGTTCTTGTCGGTCGCGTAGACGAGCGATCGGCCCAGCGTAATCTAGACGCTTACTGCTCTAGCGATTCCGCGTCGTCTATACGACGTGCGATAGAATCTAATAGGAATCTTGGTGGTTACGCTTATGACTGCGTGGTTACCGAGATGTCGTCATACGGAAGCGTTCTAGTAAACGACACCACCTATCTAGCGGCGGAATTCGCCGTTAGAGTGCTTGCAAGCTAATTAGGAGAAAACATGGCAAAGCTAGTTCTCACCGACGTTATTACCACCATTGGCGGGACTGACTACTCGGCGAACATCAACCAGGTAGAAATTTCCGTTTCTGCCGACGAAGTAGACACCACCGCGTTTGGGTCTGCTTGGCGCACCTCAACCAACGGCCTAAAGTCTGGAACCTTCACCGTATCGTTCCACCAGGACTACGCGGCTGCCGCAATCGACTCTAGCCTATGGTCTTTGTTCGGTTCTGCTGCTACCGTTGTCGTAAAGCCAGCGGGAACCGCAGTATCGTCCAGCAATCCGAGCTTCACATTTTCCGTAAATGTAAATTCCTTAAATCCGGTCAGCGGGGCAGTCGGCGACCTAGCCGTATCAAACGTTACCTGGCCGATCACCGGTGCAGTAACCCGCGCCACCGCGTAACAACTCAGAAGGAAACCTACAAATGAGAATCAACCTAGAAATTGAACAAGTAGACGGAACCAAGCTAGAGGTAACCGCTTCGGCCATTGACCTAGTCAAGTTCGAGGAAAGATACGACATCAGCGTATCCAGACTCGACAAGGAAATGAAGCTAACCCACTTGCTATTCCTAGCTCACACGTCGCTAAAGCGACAGAACAAGACCGCCCTGGACTTCGAAGCATGGCTAGAAACGGTTGAGAGCGTAGGAGCTTCGGCTAAAGACCCAAAATAGTAGGGCTTGGCGATAAGTCGTCCCATTGGTTTATCGCCGGCCTTGCTGTTGAAACAGGCATAGCCCCGTCGGTTCTTATGCAAGAATCCGATCGTATGTTGTGGACGATGGGTCGCTACTTGATCTGGAAGCACTCGGCATAGCCCCTGCTAATTGCAGGGGTTTTGCTTTAGGTAGTCAAAACTAACGACGCGAAGTTCCTGGCTGGCTTCTAACAGGCGACCAGCGAGCAGGTAAACGATTCCCTGCGATACGGCATTAGTAAACCCAAAACGTTGCAGAGCGCGTCCCAGGTGTCTAGGTGCGTGGTGGTAGTGGTAAGCAAGCATGGCTAGGTAGTTGCCGACGCAACCGTCTTCCGTAGTTGCTAGGCCAGATAGCACGGCATAGGCAGCGGTAAAGCCACCGGCCCAATCGGTAATAAAGTCTGCGGTGTCAATTCCGTAGTTCTCAAAGTTGGAAGACTCTCGCGATCGCAAAAACTCGTCGTCGCCAGCAGTCATACCCAGGAAGTAGTCGAACATAACTTCTGACATAGCGACCGGTTCGCCGTGGACTTCTACATAGCTGGACTCAAACGCTGATTCGATAACGTCGAACATAGCTTCTTTTACTGCACCCATGATTTCCCTTTCGTTGGTGTGACTTGATTCTAAGGCGGTAGCCAGGTGGAAGTCAAACACCGAAGATAACAAACGTGTAACGGGTAGAATTGAAGGCATGGCGACTACCTTCGAATTACAGCTACCCGTTCTGGGTCAGGGAAAGCCAAGCTACTCGGTAAAAGACATTCGCACACTCCAAAGAAACCTACGCGAAATCGAGCCAGAACTACGTCGCCAATTTGTTCGCGACATCAAGTCCATTGGTAAGGAAGCCCAGAAGCCGATTGTCAAGGCCATTCGCCAGGTGCAACCACCAAGCGGTATGCGCTTTAACTACGGCAAGACCGGTTGGGGCCGTGAGGTTGCCGCCGACAAGACAAAGGTTCGCTTTAGAACACAAGCGGGCGGAAAGTCCATGACCACTTCGCTAGTAAGCGTTAGGCTTGAATCACCTGCGGCCAACATTCTCGACATGGCAGGGCGATCAGGACGCAGCGTCGGCAAGGGCTACATGGGAACGGGCTACACTCGCGAGTTCACTAAGCGCGACCGCTACGGAAACATTATTGTTATGAAGCGTCGCACGACTCAAGAAGCTGGTTTGCAGTTTATTGAAAGACTAAACCAGGCTTCGGGTATTACCCAGGGTCGCGCTTCGCGCATGGCTTGGCCAGCGGTGGAGAATGACCTACCAAACCTTGAACGCCGTATCGACGACGTGATTCGAGATTACTACAAGATCGCAAATAGGAAGTTTGGCTAATGGCAGTAAACGTAGTCGTAAAATCCGTCTTTGACGACAAAGGCGTTAGGAACGCTCAACAAGAGCTAGGCAATCTCGGTAAGGGTATTGGCGTGGCGTTTGCCGCCGTATCCGCTGCCGTAGTCGGTGCCGGTGTAGCCGTTGCGGGTTTCGCGTCGCAAGCCGTAAACGCTGCCGAGGAAGTCCGCCAGGCAGATAACCGACTAGGTCAGGTCGCTAAGTCTATGGGGCTATTCGGCTCGCAGACCCAGGCCGTAACTAACCGCCTAATTGAACTCGCGGAAGCAAACGAAGTCAATCTTGCTATCGACGCGGAAACCATCAAGCTCACTCAGGCCAAGCTCCTAACCTTCAAGGAACTAGCAGGTAGCGCCGACGAAGCGGGTGGTGCTTTTGACCGCGCGACAATGGCCGCCCTAGACCTAGCCGCCGCTGGATTCGGTTCGGCAGAAACCAACGCTACACAACTAGGTAAAGCCCTACAAGACCCGATCAAGGGACTAACCGCACTTACGCGTTCTGGTGTCACCTTCACGAAGCAAGAGAAGGAAAACATCAAGACCCTGGTCGAGTCAGGGCAAACGCTAAAGGCGCAAGACCTAATCCTGCAAGCCATCGAAACGCAGGTAGGCGGAACCGCTCAGGCAACCGCTAAGGCTTCTGACAAGATGAAGCTGGCGTTTGAGAACGTCTACGAAACCGTAGGCGAAGCATTATTGCCGGTCTTCGACGAACTCGCTACCGAGGTAACGGCACTAACCCCAGAAATTGCCGACGCTCTAACGCCCGTCTTCGAACAACTAGCAGAAGTCTTCCGCAAAGAGATTATCCCGCTGATCAAGGAATTCACCGGTTGGCTTGCGTCACCGCAGGGAACTAAGGCCGTCAAGGACTTGACCGCTGCCGTAGTCGATTCTGTAATGGGCTTCTTTGACTTTACTAAAAAAAGTATGGAGAATTGGGATCAGATAGTTGCCGTCACCGGTGTCCTGGTTACTCTCTACGGGGCCATCAAGGTATTCACTACCGTAGTAACGGCCGCCCGTGCTGCCATGTTGCTATTCAACGTAGCCCTGGCCGCTAACCCAAT